AGTATTTCCGGGGCAAGCCCACAGGTAATAAACGTCTGCACACGACGTGTACGTTTTGTCCGTACATGAGGGAATGCTGGCCCGACGCCGAGTATCAGCCACAAACAGGGTCTAAAGCACAGAGCCCACGACACTACTGGTACACGGATTACAATGCAGATGAGAAAAAATAAATATAACCCCCGTGCTCGCGCCATAGCAAATGGTTACAGATCGGGGCTTGAGGAGAAAGTACAGAGCGATTTAGAAAAGCGCGGCGTTGATGCGGAATATGAATGTTTCCGTATCCCATACGTCATACCTCAGAGTGATCATTATTACACTCCTGATTTTCTCCTTCCCAACGGCATCGTGATTGAAACGAAAGGACGCTTTACGATTGAAGATCGTAGAAAGCATTTGCTTCTGAAAGAGCAATACCCAGACTTAGATCTTCGTTTCATCTTCACAAACAGTAATGGGAAAATTCGCAAGGGTTCTGGCACTACTTACGCCATGTGGTGTGAGCGGTACGGTTTTGCGTACGCTGACAAACTGGTTCCGCTCCCGTGGATTAAAGAGCGCAAGAACAGGCCCTCACTAAAAATAATAAATGGATTGAGAAACATATGACAGAGCAATTTTCTAACGCAATCATTATGGAAATCACCGTAGATGAAAACGGACAATTGCTCTTCAGCGGCGGTTGGAGTTTTGACGACGATTACCCGCAAGACACAATGGAATTCTTACAGGATCTATTAGCGGGCATATACGCAATTATAAACACCCAGACCGACAATGTAATAGCCGCAGGGCGCATCGTACAAGCCGCCCCGGGGTTTGATGGTTTTAACTCAGGTCAAGATCAAGAACCTGAAGTTGAAATAATCTTCGAGCCAGATGAAGAACTGGTCAAGAAGATGAGGGGAGACAGTCAGGATAAGGTCTTGAATGTCATTAAGTTTGATCCAAAAAAACATAGGAAACACTAATGAGCGAGCAAAAACAAAAAACAATCTACGCTCACCAGTATCCCTTCGACACCGTAATCAAAGATAGTATCTCTGGTCAGACGGTAAATGTTGCTAGCCCAGCTATGCAAAACGAAGTGGATATGGTGAACCATCCACCACACTATACAAAACACCCATCAGGTGTGGAGTGCATTCAAGTAACTGAGCACATGAATTTCAATCTCGGGAACGTCATCAAATATATTTGGCGTTGCGATGAGAAATATGAGGTTCCCATTCAGGATTTGGAAAAGGCTGAGTTTTATCTGAAAAGAGAGATTGCCCGCCGTAAGAAAAAAGCGGGCTATCTATGAAACATCTGCATCAATTTACTTGGTTCAATTTATTTGACCAAGATGAGTGTGATAGTGTCTGTCGTTTTATGTCGCAACAACCGACTATGGCGGGCAAGGTACTATCTAGGAAACCATCATTAAGAGACAGGTTAGCTAGGAATTGTAAGCTGGCTTGGATACCTATGGACGCACAGTCCTCGTGGATGTTCTTAAAGATCCGGGATCAAGTAATGCACTTAAATGAGCGTTGGCTTAACCTAGATCTTAATGGTGAAGTGGAAGCCCTTCAGTATCTAGAGTACGGCTTTGGTCAATTCTATAATTGGCACACCGACTCCGGGCACAATGAAGTAGCGACAAGAAAACTAACCTGCATCATACAGCTTTCAGATCCATCTGATTACGTCGGCGGTAAACTCCAAATTGACTCACAAACACATCTCCCTAACGGAGATTTTGTGAAGTACGCGCCAAGAGCCAGAGGTACTGCAATCGTATTCCCATCTCACTTAAACCACATTGCTAGGCCAGTGTGGTGGGGAAGACGAAAAGCTTTGGTTGCATGGTTTAGAGGGGATCAACCGCTGAGGTAATTATGACAAAAGTAGAAATAAAACTAGAACAAGACGAACTATTTGATGCTCTCGGCCTAACTCGACTAAGAGAGAGTTATATGCGGGATGAGGAAGAAAGCCCTCAAGAGCGGTTCGCATTCGTGGCGGAGAAATTTGGTACTGACCAAGAACACGCCCAGAAAATTTATGATTATGCTAGTAAGCACTGGCTATCATTCTCTACGCCTATTCTATCGTACGGGCGTAGTAATAAAGGATTACCTATCTCCTGCTTTCTGTCTTATCTAGACGACAGCGCAGAGGGCCTTGTTGATACCTATTCAGAGGTGTCATGGCTTTCTATGCTTGGTGGCGGTGTAGGTATTCATGTTGGCATCCGTGGCGCAGATGAGAAATCTGTAGGCGTTATGCCTCACCTTAAAACATATGATGCCGGGTCTTTGGCCTATCGGCAGGGGCGTACTCGTCGCGGATCTTATGCGGCGTTTCTAGATATTAATCACCCTGATATTGTGACGTTTATGGAAATGCGGAAGCCTACAGGTGATCAGAACTTCCGTACACTAAACCTGCATCATGGTGTTAACCTAAGCAATGAATTCATGGAACTTATCGAAGCGTGTATGCGTGACGAAAACCATGATGATAGTTGGCCGTTAATTAACCCTAATAATGGGGAAGTCACTGAAGTTGTATCAGCACGTCAACTATGGATGAAACTACTAGACATCCGTATGCAAACAGGCGAGCCATACTTTATCTTTTTAGATACCGCCAACAATACAATGCCGGAATGGCTGAAAGCTTTGGGCCTAAAAATTAATGGCTCTAACCTCTGTACAGAAATCTTTCTACCTACAGATATTAAACGTTCCGCAGTTTGTTGCTTGTCGTCGTTAAACATCGAATATTACGACCTGTGGAGTAAAGATCCTGAGTTTATCCCGGCCGTAATGGAATTGTTGGATAACGTCCTACAACACTTTATCGACAATGCACCTAAACACGTTCATCGTGCAGTTTATAGCGCAATGCGTGAGCGTTCTATTGGTGTCGGTACTCTTGGCCTACACGCGTATCTACAGAAGAAAAACATTCCTCTGGATTGCGCTATGGCTAAGGTAATGAACAAACAAATTTATACGCACATCCATGAACAATGTTCTAAGGGTGATGCTATTCTGTGTGAGAAACGTGGCCCCTGCCCTGACGCGGCTGAGGTTGGTGTTAATCGTAGGTTCAGTCACTGGACAGCTATTGCACCTAACGCTTCTAGTTCTTTAATTATGGGCAATACATCCCCATCTATAGAACCTTATCGCGCCAATGTGTTTAGACAGGATACTCTGTCCGGCGCGTATATACAGAAGAACAAGTTCCTCAAGAAAGCATTGGCTGACTTGGGTATGGACAATTCTAAGACGTGGGCTTCAATTACAGCGCATGATGGTTCAATCCAACATCTAGAAGAAATCCCTGAAGATATCCGGGAAGTATTTAAGACCGCGATTGAGATTGATCAGCGTTGGTTAGTTGAATTGGCCGCAGACAGACAGCCATACATCGATCAAGGCCAATCACTTAACTTATTTTTCCGTCCAGACGTTAACATAAAATACCTACACGCGTGTCATTTCCTTGCGTGGAAGCAGGGCCTCAAAAGCCTGTACTATTGTCGTTCTGATAAGCTCAGAAAAGCAGACAGGGTGGGTATGCAAATTGAGCGTAAACGACTTGAGGATGACATAGATTTGACGGCAATCGCGGACGGCGATGCTTGTCTAGCTTGCGAGGGGTAAATGGTAAAAAAACTAAAACTAACTGACGGCCGCGATTACTACAAGCCGTTTAACTATCCGTGGGCGTTTGATTCATTTCAAGCGTCTGAACAAATGCACTGGTTGTGGACTGAAGTACCTATGCTTGAGGACACTAAAGACTGGCGCAACCGCCTTACTGATGATGAAAAGGATTTTCTAACTAAGATTTTCCGTTTCTTTACTCAGGGCGATATTGATGTTTCTGGGGCGTATGTGAAGAACTATCTTCCGTACTTCCCTCAGCCAGAGATCAGGATGATGCTCTCCTCCTTTGCGGCCCGTGAAGCTATTCATGTAGCCGCGTATAGTCACCTGATTGAAACGCTTGGAATGCCTGAGTCAACGTATAACGAATTTCTAGAGTACGCTGAGATGGCTGAGAAGCATGACTACTTCCGTGAACTACAGGGTGACGATGATCTGCCAGCACAGATTGCCGCTTTCTCTGCATTCACGGAAGGTATGCAACTATTCTCCAGTTTCATTATGCTGTTGAATTTTGCGCGTCATGGCAAGATGCGAGGTATGGGTCAAATTATTGCTTGGTCAATTGCTGACGAAACCTTGCATACGGAGAGCATGATAAAATTGTTCCGTACCTACGTTCAGGAAAACCGGGGCGTATGGAATGATGATCTAAAGAGTAAGATTTACACCATTGCTGAAAAGATGGTGGATCTAGAAGATAAGTTTATCGATCTGGCATTTGGTGTCAGCGAAATGGAAAACCTCACGAAAGATGAGGTCAAACAATACATCCGTTACATCTGCGACAGACGCCTCATTGCTCTAGGCATGAAGGGCATCTTCAAGGTCAAACAAAACCCCTTGGATTGGGTAGATGGGATGTTGGGCGTTACACATACGAATTTCTTCGAGAATAAGTCTGTGGATTACGCGAAAGGTGCCCTGACAGGTGATTGGGGCGAAGTTTGGGGCTCTACGGAGCGTACTGAAGAAAAGGAAGTAGAGAATGTCGATTGATGAGTTAACAAAAGCGATTGAAACATGGGGTACAGGACGAGGTATTCTTCCGTATCCAAACCCTATGGCGCAATTCAAAAAGACTCAGGAAGAAGTTAACGAGCTTCTAGAGGGTATCAAAAAAGAAGATCTCGACGAGATCAAAGATGCTATTGGCGATATATTCGTCACACTCGTTATGCAGACTAAAGCATGGAACCTCACAATGGCTGAGTGTGTTGAAAGTGCTTATGACGTTATCAAGATGCGGACAGGCAAAATGGTCAACGGCCAGTTTGTTAAGGATGCGGAATGATAAAAATATATGGAACTACAGGTTGCCCTGCGTGTAAGCAAGCCGTCGCGCTGTGTGACGCTAAGGGCCTAGAGTATCTGTATATTGATATGATGGAAGACCCGAAGATGATGGACAAACTTGTGTCCGCTATCGGCAACTTCCGCAGTGTTCCTCAAATCATTGTAGATGGAGAACACGTTGGGGGTTTGGAAGGGTTTCAAACTAAACTTAAAAAAGGAGATATCTATGTCTGAAAAGAAAGGTAAAGACACTCCATCGGCAGTTGATAAACTTCTTGATGAGTGTAAGGGAACGATGGCTAGTTGTGTCGTCGCTGGTATGGACGAGAAGGGTAACGTAATCGTGCGTAGCTCAATGTCTAACCTACCGTTTATGCATTGGATGCTTAATCGTTCCGTCTTTGAGCTAGGTCTTTTTGAGAAGCAAAATATTGCCGCTCAAAATGAAAAAACCCCGAAGTCAAAAGTTGACGCCGAGGCTAAGTAAGCTTAAAATATAAATGCCCGTTTTAGCTAGTGGGCTGGCTCCTGTCTCCGTCTAACCAACGGGTTAAAAGGCAGGGGCCTCTTTTTTTATCTGCGGTTGTAGCTCAACTGGATAGAGCATCGGTCTACGAAACCGAAGGTTGTAGGTTCGAGTCCTACCAACCGCGCCATAGCTATTGATTTGGTGTTGGTGGGCGAGGATTGAGTAATGCATCCTGTGTCTGTTGGATCATGTCACGATTAGCTCGCAATTCTAATTCAACATCCATCAGTTGTATCAAGAATTCTTCTTCACTAGGCTCATTATCTTCAGAATATACACCAGAACGGATTAACCATTGGCGTAGCAACATAGCGTTATCTGGATCAACGGAACCATCTGCTTTAGTTACTCTAGACGCAATGTCGATAAAGTAATCAGGATCAGACAACAACGCATCCATCACCTTAGCAGTTTCTTCTGGTACAAATCCCCTTTGAATAATACCTGTTGTTGCAGATCTAATTCTTGCGCCCAAGCGGCTTAGAACACCCATTGTAAGGGTTACAGTACGGTTAACAGCCGCAATGGCTTCTTGTACTTCAGCCGTACCTGACGACACGCCTACAGTCTTAACATTACGACTACGCTGTGCCAGACCTGCTTCATCTAGAATTCCACGGATTGCTGACATAACCAAAGGCTGGTCTTGGAATACAGCTTCACCGTAATCTAGAATATTTGAAATTTCTTGTTCACTCTTATTTAGAGCACCAATGCTAACCATACGGTTACCACCAGCTTCTTGTGTTGCTGTAAGGAAATTTTCACGAACGTAACGAGAATACGCCGCTTTCATCCCATCCATAACGATAGGATTACCTGAAGCCTGAGCTCGTGTAATAATATCTGCTAATGGGCCTTCCATCGCTGTAATAGCACCATCTGCGTCACGAGTGACACGCAATGCATTTGCATTACCAAACAGTGAACGGAATGACTCGTATCCGTTAACATTAGGAATACCAGCGGATGAGAAGAATGTATTAAGTTCACGTTGGTATATACGCTCTTGGGCTTCCTGAGCCGCGTCTTGAGCCGCTTTTAATTCAACTTCTAGAGCGGCACGATCACCTCTTGCATTACGGATCGTGTCGATAACACCGTCTAGTCGAGCGGCTTCTTCTGGGAAGTTATTCCGCAGAATGTTTGAGTATTCGGTTAAAGTTGCTCTAATATCATCAACTTTAATGTTTCGTAGTTGGCTAGGGTCATCGATACGACTGGAGATCTTAGTTAAAGCATCCCCAATAATATAATCGACTACATCTCCTGCACTCTGACCTGCTTCAGGTCTTTGTAGCAATGTAATCATATTACCGATAACTTCGCGGTTACGATCATTTAGAGCGTCAGTTACAGTATTTCTTGATTCATCAAGATAACGTGGTGCTTGGAAGTTTTCACCTCGACCAATAGTTTCTCGACGTAGACGGCCAATATCTTCAAGAACACTGCCATCATCCCAGTAACGGGCCCAGTCGTTCTTAAAGTAGTTCATAGCCGCTTCAGCGGAAGCTACTGTATCTGTGTCTCCGGTTTCACGAAGATAAGTAATAGCGTCTTCATCAATCCAACGCTTAAATTGAATTAGGGTTTGAGCCGCACCTTTTTCTGCCGAACTAGCCCCAGCACCAGTCATACGACCAATAGTATCAGACAAGCTTACACGAACATCGGTAAACAAACGGGCAAAATCTAAACCATTCTCTGAAGCCCATGAAGTGACACGCTCGCGCATTTGCTCTTCAGTTTCACGGATCATATTACCATCCGGGCCTTCGATCATCTTAGGCTGGATTTCCCGCAATAGACGACCAAACAATGCGTCACCCGGTAGGGCAGAGGCCGCTATATCAAGTTGTCCGGGCTGTAGGCCCTGTAGTGTAGTGATCATGTCATCTACATCTACACCACCACCTTCAACAGCGTTAAATAGACGGTTTTTTTCCGCGTCCATGAGTTCACTTGCTCTAGTCAAGCGAGTACGCAAATTATCAGCCGCCGTGTTAGCACCTGCGGTGATATCAAATCCTAGTTTGCTTTCTAGTTCAGTGACCTGAGAAATAAGGCCAGCGTCTTCACGAATAAGTGTGTTTAGGCTGGTATCAAGATTAGCAATACGTTGTTCTACGTTTGCGACATTAGTGGCCGCATCAGTTACCTCTCGTACACCAGAACCAGCTATTTCATCAGAAGCCGTATTAATGGCGTTAGAACCGCCAAGATTGGTTTCCATATTAGTTGTAGTATCTGCAAATGCACGTTGAGGTTGGCCCGAAGCCACAACAGTATTTGGTGCATTACCACTATTCATCACACCCTTACGGACGCCTTGTGCGCGTAGGATAAGTTCTTGAGCACCCTCAAAATCACCCGCGCTAATTGCTCGCTCAATGGCACCCATAGTGTCTGCGGTGTACATAATGTCATCCGCAAGCCCATCAGGCATTTCCATAAATACTTCTTTGTTATTTCTAACGAGCTCAATAATTTCTTCACGCGCCGCTTGCATCGTTGCTGGATCATCTGTAACGCCAGTCAACTTGTTAAGGATCTCCCTAGCGAGCGCGTCTTCCCTAGCGGAAGGACGACCTAGTTTGGATAGTGCATCTGCGCCTGTAATTGACCACGCAAAACGAACACCCCAACTTAAACCTCTAATACCTGTTTCTAGTGTCTTACCAATAGCCATAGCATCCATCAGGATGTTAGCTCTGTTGGCTAGCACTTGATTATATGCTTCGGAGCCCGGTTCAGCTTGTACACCTCTCAAAAGAGGGAATACATCTTGCAAACCACCAAACGCCGCGTTTTGACCAATAAAGAGTGACCCAGCATCGGAGCTTGTACCCGATACAGCACCCGCTTCAAAAGCCAAGAACTTAGCTAAGTTACGGCCACGCCCACCCCAAGATACTAGTTTCATAGCGGCAGTACCCGGGATCATCATAGAAGTACCTTCCATGATCAACATATCCGTAATACTATCGCCCGGGGTAGCGTCTGCTAGTAGGTTTTGAGCACCTTCAGTAAATGGAGTTGCTCCACCAAACATAGAAGAATTCTGCCAGTCTTGGTCAGACATCTGTGCAATTTCTTCTGGGCTTTTCCAATGAGGACTAAACTGCCCATTTTCGTCGTACATAAATACTTGTCCGACGTTTTCTTGCATCTTATTGCGGCCCCAATCGACAAGGGAACCGCCTAATTCTAATAGCGCGTTAGGAAGAGTACGGAATACACCATTATACATAAGTGTGCCCACTGTAGGGCTATGATCCGTACCAAAAATAGGGGATGTGTCAGGGAAAGGAACAACCTTACCATTATAAATAAGTTGTCCGTCGTACCCACGAGTACTATCTGGGTGATTTAGGTACATATTGTACCGTTCAATAGCAACTTCTAAACTATTTCTTCCCAAGAAACCTTCTGCATCTACATCGTCGTACATTGAGAATGTAGGATCAGGAAGCTTGTAATATTGCCACCCCATAAGACCGGAGTCATGGGCTCTGTTTAGTACGGCAAATGGAGATGTAGGGGGTACTTCAGGAGTATCATTTGTACCAGTTGATTCCGCACCAGAATCAACCACCGGGCCCGTACTTGGGGACGTGGTTAGAAAAGGATTATCCGCGTCATCTGGTGCTACCACAGTTTCGTCATTAGACGTTGTGGGGTTCAGAAACGGGTTATCTTCTTCTTGTTCTACTGGGTTTGGATTTACATCAGCCATACTTAATTTCCTTGTACCAAAGTTTGTGCTCTTGCGGCCAACTCTGGCGGCACGTTGTCGATGCCATATAGATTAATGAATGCTCGTAGGCGTGTTTCAGAAATCTGGTTATCAGTACCTTCAGCCTGTATATACGGACGTAGATACCCCAAAGCTTCTTCCAAAGGTTTAGCGTTTTCTGGAAGTATCATACCGTTAGATAGACGACGCCATTCTGGGATTGTGGCGTCACCACTACTCGATGAGCCGTCACCACGAGGTGGAATTAGTTGGAAGTTACCGTTAAGAACTTCAACACCACGCTTTAGTCTGTCGTCAATATTGTCACTACTAAATTCAGTATCAATACTTACACCAAAGCTACCGTCGCCAAGTGGGTTCCAGTTTCCGGGGCGAGAGTTCACAAACGCAGTGATGCTTGGGTGATTATTCAAATCATTCCATTCATCTCGTACAGACTGGACACTATCGTTTACATAAGACACTAGCGCGGCTGAGAATGTATCAGCGTCACTGCTTGCGTTGATCATAGTAGATAGACGATCGAAGTCTTTGTTAGACATTGCCTGTCCTGACTGACCTTCAAGGCCACCAGAACGGAACGCCATCAATAGAATTTTAGCATTAAAGATTGCTGTTTGGCGAGCAACTCGTTCGGTTGTATTACCGAGGCTTAGAATATCTTCAGGGCCTTGGTTAGCTAAAGACTCAAGCGTTTGCCCGGGAGCCAAAAGCCCACGATCTCTAAGAGCGGTTTGATACTCATTAAGCGTGATACTTTCTCTGTCCGCAAGTATGTCACCTGCCACACTAGCAAAAGTGTTAACTTCACGGAATACGCTGTTAAGTCGTAGCGCAAAGTTAGCAGTACCTGTCAGTACACGTTCTTCATCCTGAACAATACTTACAAGATCACCAGCCAAACGCACGGCGCGGAGAGCACCACGTTTGTTTACGCCGTAATTTCTAGTTTCAATGCTCAGAGATTGTACAACTGCTACACCTCTGTCTAATTCTTGTTGGGTAATAATTCTATACCCTTCGCCGATAGGCTGTCCGGCTTCGTCAACGTAACGAGGCACATTTGGATTTTCCCTATCGCCGGGACGAACATAGCCTACAGTAGTTTGGAAAGTACCATCTTCGGCTACGTTGATAAATATTTTCTGTTCACCAGCATCTCGCGCCAAGGCGTTAGCAACTTGGATATTGAGAAGCTGATCAATACGTTCTTCAGCCACTCTGATAGCTTCTTGATCAGGGTTAGCGGCCGCTTTCAGATCCCGTAGTGTGTCGTACGCCTCAATAAGAGTTGTAGGACGACTTGTATCCGTACTTGGGATTAGGCGCATTGCCTCAATGAAGATAGGCAATTCAGTGTTTCTAAACACCTGTAGAGCCGCTTGTGCCGCAGGACTTGCGTTCTCTCCTGAAGCCGCAAGAGCAAGACGAGTAAACCTACCCGCCACCCAGTCTTTGGTAATCCTGTCTGGGATCTGGTTATCGTGAGTAAAGATAAACTCAGCAATTCGGGTAACAGCTTCTTGATCGTCCGCCAATTGCGCTGAAATTAATCGACCACGCATATTGGTTGTAGTTAGAGTATCCCAATCCTTAAATTTAGCTGTTGTAGCCATATATTGGGTAATGTGATCAATAGCTTCACGATGACCATCACGTTGAGCCGCAAGAAGCCACGCTTCCGCGTTGCTTTCTGTCAAGCTTGTGTATTGTGTATAAGCAGGTGGTTCATCAGGCTTCTCAAGAGATTGTCCCAAGACTCGGATTGCTCCGGCTTGTACGGAATCTCCTTGTGCAAGAGCTTCCGCTTCATAAGATTTCCAGTTTTCAACACGAACGTTAGACAAGTCTTTCCAGTTTGGAGTATCTTCTGGTTTAGCCGCAGGGGTAAAGCCCATTGTCATAGCCATAGACGTTGGTGTGTAACCGCGCATAACTTGGTCATAGCGTTCACGGCTAATACCCAAAGTTTCAATCAGACGGTTAACAGTTCTTTCGTTAGCCGCGCTGAGTGTTGCATTACCATTACCATTACCGTTGCCACTTGAATTTTGAGGATCATTAACGTTTTGGTTATCTGTTTCAACAGTACGATCAAAGTGGGCGTTAATAGCGTCCCTAGACCATGCAAGACTTTCAGGCATAGTACCTGTTTCTTCGCCGTTAGCGTCGTACCACCAAAAGCGGTTACGCTGTCCGCGTACATCGGCGTGAATAGTGTTGTTACCTACACCAATACCACGGATACCATTTTCAGATAGCGCAGTAATGATCTGAGCACGTTGCTCTGGGCCGTATTGAGATACGTCAATATCGAATGCATTGCCGTTATGGTTAGTTTCATCTGGGCCACGTTGACCTGAATTAATTCTAACACTTTCGATATTAAGGCTCTTAAATGCGTTAGATACAGCGTTGATAATATCTTCTGTTTGTCCTTCACGAGGATCACCAGAACGCCCCTGACTAGCCGCGTAATCCGTATATACGAAGTTAATAGGCTGGCCCAACATAGCGTTAGTCTGGCTATCCAAACCTGCACCTTCGACACTTGCTTGAGCGTCATTCTCAAAAGCAATACTCGCACCCGAAGAAGTGGATGAGAATGGTGTGTCGTTGTTACCACCAGCAACATCCGCTGTGGTTTCAGTCTGCGGGTTAAGAAGAGTAAATCTGCCTGTAGTCAAATCCTCACGGATATTTTCCATTGTACGGCCTTGGCGTAGCCAATTGTACACGTTTGGAATAACCGCTGGACTTACGCCTAGTTCAGTAACAACGTCAGTTGCGTTACGCAGATATTCTGCATCTTCAGCACGAGATGAATTGTAATTCTTTAATTGGTCTTGCCAAGCTTGAAGAGCAGTTTTGAATTCAGTCTCTTTCCTAGCTTCTGTACGTTTAACTGAAGCATCATAGGCTGGTACAAAACCTGCCGCAAAACCTGTAGCAAAGTCGTCAAAAAATCCAGCCATTACACTTCTTCCTCTTCCATATCGGGTTCAACATCATCTCCTATGCCGTACCCCAACATGGCATTTTGTTCGTCCTCAGACGCCATAGACATAAGCCCACCGCCTGTTTCCTCTACAGGTGCTGTGTCTTTAATATCTTGGATCTCTTCAGCTACTGCGTCAGATGCTTCATCTTGTCCTTGAGCAAACTTCTTAATAGCCTCAGCCGATACAAAGCTACGAGTAGTATCTGTACCCATTTCGTATTTAATATCATATGACTTAGCCATAATAGTAACCACTCGGGCTACTGGGCCAGCAATCAAAATAGCAAAATCGATTGACCACTTACCGTCAGCAATTCCGATAGTAAGGATCATATCAGTTACGGCCGCAACAGAGATACCTGCTTCCAGAAAAGCCATGTACTGAAAGCCGTCATCCGTCGTGGTCAGAACGTTAGAAACATAATCAATAGCTTCGTCTATATTGGTAATATCCGGTGGGCGATGCCACGGATAGTTACGTTCGTCGCTAGTAAAATTTTCGCCGGGAATAGGGCCGCTGGGGCGTGATGGATCAAGCAATGGCATCTTCGTCTTCGCCCTCTTCTTTTAGTATATCTTTTTTCATTGTTTTCTTTTTAGTGTCGGCAAGCATTTCCTCTTCGACATTATCGAAGTACTCACGGGTGTATTTGTACTCACCATGAGCTTCTAAGAACTTCTCCGGGTCACGGCCATTAAAGTAGGCTTTTATCGACTTACGAACTGCTTCTTCAAATTTCATGCTGGTATCTTCCCGTAATCAACGTGCAGGTATCCTTCGACACCACGACGCACCGCATCCGGGTACATCTTCTCTACTTCTTGAGCTATGACACCAAATGCAGGATATTTATCTGCGCCAACCTTTTTGGCTACTTTATTCCATTCCCAAGTGTAATATTTTACACCACTGTCACTTTGACTGTGGAATTGAACATTCTTTTTAAGAGCCATGTCAGAGAACATACCAACAATGGCCGCAGAACCAGCCTCACTACCCGCAAAGTTGCCGAGAACAGAACCTGCAATACTACCAAGAGCCGAGCCCCATCCGCCTTTCTTAGCGTTAGCGGCCGCTACCTGAGCGTCGTATTGTAGTTTAGCTTGCTGAATAGTAACCCTACGGTTCTTTTCATTCTCACTTTCTTTCCATGAGTAATCCAACAGGGCGTCAGTACGATCCCACATTTGGTTCATCTGTTCTGTAGTGAGGTTAACAATATTTTTAACATCAACAGCCGCCGCATCATTCAATGCCGCAGTGTTGGTTAGTGATACAGTCTGACGCCATTTAGCGTTAGAGGCATCAATCTGGTACTGCATATTATTATAAAATTGCTCACGGCTATTCTCTAGCTCAAGATTGAAACGCTCCATTGTGTTCTCTTCGCCAGCATTAAATTGCGACATAGAGTTACGAGCGGATACGTTAAATTGGTCAATCTGAGCTCCCAACTGATCATAGAACTTGTCCATGTCATTTTGTGAGCTTGTATTAAACTGTCGAGAAACATTCTCTGATTTAGTATCTTCCATTACTGCAAGCTGTTTAGACTGTAGCTTAATAACCTCAACCTGTTGGTCATTTGCTAGGTTAGTCATGTCATAGGTTACGAAGTTTTTAGCGTTCGTAATTGCCGCAGTCATACGAGCATCTAGATCCGCAGAATTCATTTTAGATAGAATGTTTGCGGTGTTAAGAGCTTCAGTATTTTTAGCGTCTAGATTTTTTACGCTGAGAGTTTGGAAGAATTTAGATTGCTCTGAGGCGATAGGAATAATCGATTCCATTGTAGCCGCCGCTACAGCCGAAATAGCCGCTGTACCAGTGACACCCTTAAACGCAATCATGCGGTTCACGCCTTTAAGTGAAGCCGCCGCCCATGATGGGATCTTTGCATTACCTGTAACTGGATCTACGAAGTCCTTAGACAACGTATCCATCCAGAAGGTTATTTGAGTTTTCGCATCAGTGTAGTTACCCTCACCCAAATTCTGAGCAAGTAACTGGCCGCTAACCGTGCTAGTATCAACAATACGAGTGAAATCTTGAGTATATACCTCGTTAAACGCTTGGCCTACCGCGTTGGTTGAACCATCGGCGTTAATACCTGTAGCAAGGCCAGCCATATCAAGCGTAGGCTCATTAACCTGTGCTTGAGATGTGAATGTAGCGTTAGCGGCATTTGCGTTATTAGCTAACAGATTTACCTGTGGAGCCGCTGAAGCCGCAGTATAAGTTTGAGCGGAGTTAGGCGCAGTTACGCCAGCCGCTTGAGCTACGGTACCTGTTACAGCGGAACCTTGTAGCCCGTCCACGTCCATCGTGAATTTATTGTTGTCGATGCTTGTCCCGGCTGTGTTAGGATCAACCATTGTCGTATTAGCGACAAGGTTACCCTCGGTGCCGAGAAAACCGCTTGGATCGTTTAGGATATCCGCAGAAGTATTGGCGACGTTTACTCCGCCAACGTAGTCCGCGTTTGAAGCAACAGAAGACCCGGTACCTACAAAAGTACCAGCCGACGTATTACCTGTAACTGGGTCTGAACCACCGCCAGCGGCCATAGGGTTGCCGACGAGTCCAGTTGCTGTAGTTGGATCTGCCATTACTGTTTATCTCTTTCCTCTTGACACGCTCGAATCTTGTCTCGTAGTGAGGCGTAATCAGAAAGGGCGTCAACAATGGCTGGATTGCCGTCTGTTTCGGGTAGGCTTTCTATTTCGTCTGCTAATCTATTGTTGAACTCTTTGTCGTACTCAACAATGTTCGGACAGTAGATTTCTAGCTCTGTCTTATAAACCGTGCTCGCGCAACCGCTTAGAAAGCTCAGTGCGATTGCGAGGAGCGTTACTTTCAATTTCATTACTTTCTTGCTCCATCTCTTTATAAAAATCCGCTCTCTCGTGTTCGGTTTTCAAAGCCTCTTCAACAGCTTTACCTTTTTCGAGTTTGGAGCCATCACGACGGCCAAGAAGGTACAGAATTGGCAAGAGCATAGCTACAGCCCCTGCTAGAATAATTTTTATCTTCCCCCAAATGCCGATAAATGGGATCACTATCGATCTCCCTCGTTATGGTCTTTGATGCGCGAATAGGTAACAAGCGCGATACCTGCCACCGTTAGAGCTAGGAACACCATCTTTATAGAATCTGAATAAGCAATCAGGCCCTCTAGATTAGAGGCCGCATCGCCAATTACAGAACCTACAGTACCAATACCAGCCGCTCCTGCACCAGCCAAAGTCTTGGACTTGGATAGTGGTTTTACAGCTTCTTGTACGGGTTTCTGTGGCATAAGATCGCCACCTTCTTGCCCGGCTAGTGGAGCATCCATTGCCCACAATGCCGCTTCGGCAGTACGGCGTCGAGTTAAGCCTCGTAGCTCTGTCAATTTACCGTCAACGCGAGCTTTGTTCCATCGTAAAATTTGTGCAGGGATTTCGTCATACAAACCTTTATTCAATTTCTTGAGCAAGGTAGATGAGCGGAAATTACCAACACCTAAGTTAAAAACAAAGGAAACGAGTGCATCATACTGATGTTGGCTCAGAGGCACACTTACAGCACTTCGCACCGCGTTTCCTGCTTCATGCAAATCTTCCGCTAAAAACCTTTCACAGTCATCAGCGGAAGATCGCATTCCAGACTTAACACCCCGTGTGTGCCCATATCCGATTGTCCATTTACCTGCCGGACATCGGTAGGCACGAACATCACCTTCTTCGGTGACTTTGTGCAAACCTTCAAACTTTTTAACTAGGTTAAGGCCGTCCTGTGAAACTGTATTAGGGATCATCTTAAATACCAAAATCCTGTACTTACTGCGGCGGTTAACACCACCCAAAATACTCTTTCGGCAAACCGAAGAGTGGCTCCATTCTTGATGTTCGTGCTTTCCACGTCATCAATTCTTGCTTCCAACCCTTCTTGACGCCCCTCGTACCGTTCCATCCGGTTGAAGAGAGTAACCATTCTCTCTTCCATTCGAGCTAGAGACACCACGGCCTCAGCTAACTTGTCGAGTTTGTTCTCGATTCTATG